ATTATGCAATGCTAGATACAGGAGCAACTGGAGAAAGCTCATCAAACTCTGGATCTATTATTGTATCACCAACACCAGGTAGCACCTTTGCATATAAAATACACTACAATGCAATACCAGCTTTATTGGAAAATAATGACACTAATTATATTAGTTTAAATTTTCCAAATGGTCTGCTATATTGTTGTCTAGCAGAAGCTTACGGGTTTCTAAAAGGTCCAGCTGATATGCTGCAATTATACGAACAAAAGTATCAACAAGAAGTACAAAAATTTGGAGGAGAACAAATAGGTAGAAGACGAAGAGATGACTATACAGACGGAA